TTGTGCTAAACAAATTAATTTAATTTGGTTTGAAGAAACACCAATTATTAAGATGGGTGCTGCTTTAAAAGATCAAGTTAATGATAAAGGATCTTGGAAGTTTCTTAATGAGTATCTTTCTTTCCTTAATGAGCACACAGCTTGGTACCGTCCAATGAATCCTTTGAAAACAGGGATGTGGCAACAACAAATTGAGGAAACAAATAGTTCGGGTAGAAAATATATGAAAGGTCTTAAGGGAGTTCTTTCTATGTTAACTTTTGAAAAAGATGCTACAGCTGGTGTAGGTGGACCGTGTACTTTGTTCTTTCATGAAGAAGCTGGTATTGCACCTAAGATGGATAAAACATATGAGTATCTTAGACCTGCTTTACAATCTGGTCATATAACCACTGGATTATTTATTGCAGCAGGATCTGTTGGTGATCTTGGTCAGTGTCGACCTTTAAAAGAAATGATATTAAGACCAGTGCCAAATGATATCTATGCTGTAGAAACTAATCTTTTAGATGAAAAAGGAACAATAGGATTAAGTGGATTATTTATTCCAGAGCAATGGTCAATGCCTCCATATATTGATGAGTTTGGTAATTCTCTTGTTGAAGAAAGTTTAAACGCAATAGAAGTTCTTAGAGAAAGATGGAAAAGAGAACTTTCTGCTGAACAATATCAATTAAGGATATCTCAAAATCCAACTAATATTGCTGAAGCTTTTGCTTCAAGAAGTGTATCAATTTTTCCTTTAGATTATGTTTCAGCACAAAAGCGTAGAATTCTCGATAAAGAATATGCTTACGATTTTATGGAACTTAATCGAGCTCCGGATGGAAAAGTTGAAGCTAAAATAACTAGTAAACTTCCTATTTCAGAATTTCCTATTACAAAAAATACTGAAGATAAAACAGGGACTATTGTTGTTTGGGAAAAACCAGATACTGGAGCTTCATGGGGAACTTACTTTGCTTCTATTGACCCCGTTGGTGAAGGCAAAACAACTACTTCAGAATCACTTTGTTCTATTTATATTTATAAAAATCCTGTAGAAGTAACTAGAGTTTATAGTGAAAAAACAGAAACTTTTGTAGAACAAGATAAAATTGTTGCTAGTTGGTGTGGCCGATTTGATGATATCAATAAAACCCATGAGAGATTAGAATTACTTATTGAGTGGTACAATGCTTGGACATTAGTTGAAAATAACATAAGTCATTTTATTAGACATATGATTTCTAGAAAATTACAAAAGTATCTTGTACCTAAAAATCAAATTCTTTTTCTTAAAGATCTAGGTGCTAATGCTAATGTGTTTCAAGAATATGGTTGGAAGAATACTGGAACATTATTTAAAAGCCATATGCTTAGTTATTTAATTGAGTTTTTAAAAGAAGAAATAGATGTTGAAACTAAGGAAGATGGTACTATAGTAAAAAGAGTTTACGGTATTGAAAGAATACCAGATGTTATGGCTATGGTTGAAATGGAAGCTTATGAAGAAGGTGTCAATGTCGATAGATTAGTATCTTTGGCAGCGCTTGTCTCTTTTGCTAAAGTACAACAAGCTAATAGAGGTTATAAAAAACGTGTGGAATATAAGGATACTAAGCACTTGCAAAAGTCAGATAATTTGTTTAAATTAAGCAATAGTCCCTTTAGGCATATTGGAAACAATAGTAAAAGTAGTTCTATGAGACCACCAAAAAACATGTTTAAAAATATAAAGTAACATGAAGATTTTAAATGCGATGCAATTAAAGAGTGGAGCCAAAACGGAGTATAACCGTATGGGTTCCATTACACAACCTATTCAATTTTTACCTAGAAAAGAAAAAGATGAAGAGTGGATAGCTTGGAATATGGATTGGTTAGAATGGGAAGGGCTTAAGCAAATTAGACGCAATGCTCAAAGGTTGATGAAAAACTACAAGCTTGCTAAAGGTATCATTGATAAAAATGATTATATAGTTGAACATGATAATGAGATGAGAGATCTTGTTGAAGTTCTTGTAAAAGAAGATGATACTGCTTTAGAACTTAAATTTTATCCTATTATTCCAAATGTGATAAATGTTTTAACTAGTGAATTTTCTAAAAGAAATAACAAAATTACTTTTAGATCTGTTGATGAGAACTCTTACAATGAGATGTTGCAATTAAAGATGAATGCTATTGAATCAGTTTTAATGCAAGATGCTCAACAAAAGCTTATAGCTAATATGATATCTCAGGGTGCAGATCCTAATGATCCTGAATTACAAGAGCAAATGCAACAACAATTAGCTCCTGAAAATTTAAAAACATTACCTGAGATCCAAAATTTTTTTAATAAAGATTATAGAAGTTTATGTGAAGATTGGGCAATTCACCAACATAAAGTAGATGATGAGAGATTTAGATTAGATGAACTTGAGGAAAGAGGTTTTAGAGATAGTCTTATTACAGATAGAGAGTTTTGGCACTTTAAGATGTATGAAGATGATTACGATGTAGAACTTTGGAATCCAGTTTTAACTTTCTATCACAAATCTCCTGAAGTAAGATATATTAGCCAGGGTAACTGGGTCGGTAAAATAGAAATGATGACCGTAGCCGATGTTATAGATAAATACGGTTATCTAATGACAAATGATCAATTGGAATCACTTGAAGCAATATACCCAGTACGTTCTGCAGGTTATGCTAATCAGGGCTATCAAAATGATGGATCTTATTATGATTCTACTAAGAGTCATGATTGGAATACTAATATGCCCGGTCTTGCTTATAGACAATTTACCTCTATGTGGGATAATTACGATTATAATGGAGGTGATATTGTAAATTGGATTATGGGTCAATCGGAAGATTACTATGATGAGGGAATGGCTTATATGTTAAGAGTCACTACTAATTATTGGAAATCTCAGCGTAAAGTAGGACATCTAACAAAAATTAATGATACAGGTGAATCAATTACTGATATCATTGATGAAAATTATGAAATAACAGATAAACCTATTTATAATACTCAGTTATTTAAAAATAAAACTAAAGATACTTTAATCTTTGGAGAACATATTGATTGGATATGGATCAATCAAGTTTGGGGTGGTGTAAAGATTGGTCCTAATAGACCTACTTTCTGGGGAGCTAATAATCCTGGTGGAGTAAATCCTATTTATTTAGGTATTGATCAAAATAAAGTGGGACCAATTAAATTTCAATTTAAAGGTGATAATACTTTATATGGTTGTAAACTTCCAGTAGAAGGTTCTGTCTTTTCTGATCGTAACACTAGATCAACAGCTCTAGTAGATCTTATGAAGCCTTATCAGATTGGGTACAATATTGTAAACAATCAAATAGCAGATATCTTAGTTGATGAACTTGGAACTGTAGTATTACTAGATCAAAATGCTTTACCTCGTCACTCTTTGGGTGAAGATTGGGGAAAAAACAACTTAGCTAAAGCTTATGTTGCTATGAAGAATTTCCAGATGTTACCATTAGATACAACAATAACTAATACTGAAAATCCTTTAGCTTTCCAGCATTTTCAACAACTAGATCTTTCTCAGACTAATAGATTAATGTCTAGGATTCAATTAGCTAATTATTTTAAGCAACAGTGTTTTGAAAATATCGGTGTTACTCCACAAAGACTTGGACAACAAATAGGTCAATCAGATACTGCTACAGGGATAGAACAAGCTGTGGCTGGATCTTATGCTCAGACGGAGACATATTTTATTCAACACTCAGATTATCTAATGCCAAGAGTTCATCAGATGAGAACAGATCTTGCTCAGTATTATCAATCTACTAAACCTTCTTTAAGGTTACAATATATGACGACTAAAGATGAGAAAGTAAATTTTGAAATCAATGGTACCGATTTATTACTTCGTGATATTAATGTTTATTGCACAACTAAAGCTAATCACAGATCTATTTTAGAACAGATGAAGCAACTAGCTATGCAAAATAATACAGCTGGAGCTTCTATTTATGATCTAGGTGCGGTTATTCAATCTGAATCTTTAGCAGAACTTACACATACTTTAAAAGCTGTAGAAGAAAAATCTAAAGGTCAACGTCAAGAACAGATGGCTCATGAAGAGAAGATGAAACAGATGGAAGTTGAACAGCGTACTAAAGAAAAGCAGATGGAACTTGATCATGAAGTTCTTGAATCTGAAAAGAATAGACGTAAAGATATACTTGTAGCTGAGATTAAATCTGCAGGTTTTGGAGCAATGCAAGATCTCAATGAGAATAAGATAAGTGATTTCCAAGATGTGATGACAGATATGCGAAAAACTGAAGAGTTTGATGCTACAATGAATCTTAATCGTGAGAAGGAAATATCTAAGAGTCAACATAGTCAACAAAAAATAGACTTAGAAAAACAAAAACTTAGTCAGCAAATGCTTTTAAAAAATGTAGATTATCAAATTGCTAAAGAAAATAAGAACAAATATGATGTCGGAAAAAAAGAAAAAACACCTAAGAAAAAACCTTAATAGTGATATAATTCAATAAATGTTTCACTATTAGTTTATAAGTGTAAATTTTTTAAGTTTAGATTTTATATTTTTGAGTAAATTTAATTGTCAGATCATAAAAACCAACCAACATGTCAGATAAAAAAGAAGAAGGCACAACCACTGTTAAAACAGTGGATATTGCCGATTTAGATCAACTATTAGGAACCCCTGGCGCAGAGAGTGTTATGGTTCCAGAAAGTGAAAAAAAACAGGTTGAAAAACCTAATATTTTTACTAACAAAAAAGTAGATCTTTCGTTCCTTGAAAAAGATGATGATAATGATTCATCATCACCGGATGCAAAAACAGATTTTAAAAAAGATGATTCTGTTCCAGAAAAATTAACTAAAGAAGATGAAGAAGAGATTTTAAATCAAATAACTGCAGATCCAGATAAACCAGGTGGAAGACCTAAGATGAGCAAAGATGCTATGTTAGAACTTGCCCAAAGACTTATCGAGACTAATCAAATTGCTCCTTTTCAAAATGAAAAAGGAGAAGATGAGGATCTTACCAAGTATTCAGTTAAAGATTTCGAAGAACTTTTTACAGCTAATTTTAAGGAAAAAGAAAATAAAATACGTCAACAAGTTCCAATAGAATTTTTTGATTCTCTTCCTGAAGAGATGCAATACGCTGCAAAGTATATTGCTGATGGGGGAAAAGATTTGAAAGGCTTATTTAGAACTCTAGCTCAAGTAGAAGAAGTTCGACAACTTGATCCTTCTGAAGAAAATGATCAAGAACAAATTATTAGATCATATCTTAATGCTACAAATCCAGATTGGACACAAGATGAAATTGAAGAAGAGATTGTTGGATGGAAAGATCGCGATGAATTAGAGTCTAAAGCTAAAAAGTTCAAACCAAAATTGGATGCGATGCAAGAGCAAGTAATAGCGCAACAACTTGCTAGACAAGAAAATCTACGTAAACAACAGCAACAACATGCTCAAGCTTATATGGAAAATATATATCAAGTATTAGAACCTTCAGAAATCAATGGTCTAAAGCTTGATAAAAAAACACAAGGTTTATTGTACACTGGTCTAGTACAAGCAAACTACCCTTCTGTTTCAGGTAAACAAACAAATCTCTTAGGACACTTATTAGAAAAGTATCAATTTGTAGAACCTAATCATGCTCTTGTGGCAGAAGCATTATGGTTATTAGCAGATCCTGATGGTTATAGAAATAAGGTTAAAGAGAATGGTTCAAAAAACACTGTAGAAAAAACAGTTAGATTACTTAAAACAGAAGAGAAAAATAAAATTGGTTCTTCTGCGGGCTCCGATATCGATGCTGATCAAAGAGCATCTACTAGAACTCGCACAGGAATGCAAAGACCAACAGGTGGATTTTTTAAAAGATAATATTAATAACTAAATAAATAACAACACAATGAGCACTCCAGTTTTAAACAATGGTATATTCTTGCGCGATACGAAGTATGAAGCTTCCTCTCACGTAGATTCTTACCACTTAGTCAACATGTTAAAAGATACTGAACCTATGGATATGGGTCCAGTAGACATCTGGGCAATGACCCAGAAGGTAGAGATGCCACTCTATCAGATGTCAAGTTTTGGTGGCAAAAATGTTATCATGGTAGATAACGCTAGAGGTGAGTATAAGTGGCAGACTCCTGTTTCCCAGGATCTTCCTTATATCATCGAAGATATCGAACCAGATAATACTACTAAAGGTATAGATGGTACAACCTTCAGAATCAAAATCAACAAGCGTGAATTTGGTCATGGAGATATTATCACTTATGATAAGTATAATGGTGCAGAGATGTACATCACTGTGGATGATATTCTTCCAGCTAGTGATGGTTACATTTACACTGTTCAACTTGTAAATAATGATAACTACAAGTATTTAGATAACAAATACTTAGAAGGTCAAACTAAGATTTTCCGTAAAGGTTCTGCTCGTGGTGAGTATGGAGAAAGATTCTCTGATATTACTACACGTTCTGGATACCGCGAATTTTATAATTTCGTAGGTGGATCTGAAGCACATGTTCACTATTCTATCTCATCTCGTGCAGATATGATGACTCGTGGTGGTATGAATGCTGATGGAACAGTTCCTGTAACTGAAATCTGGAGAAACTTTGACAAGACTATGGATCCGTCAATTTCTAAGATTGAGGATATGGTTGCTACTATGGGTAGAGATTATGTAAAGCGCGCTGTTGCTAATGGAACATTGAGCAGAACATTTGTTACTTCTATGGAAGCAGCACATCTTACCAAGATTGCTACAGATATCGAGACTTACTTAATGTGGGGACACGGTGGACGTATTAAGCAAGATGGTCCAGATGATATTCGTATGTCAGTGGGTCTTTGGAAACAATTAGATAACTCTTTCAAAAAGGTTTATAATAAGTCTAATTTCTCTCTTGAATTATTCCGCGCTGAGCTTTATAACTTCTACGCAGGTCGTGTTGAATTCCAAGGTCCAGATCCTAAGCGTCAGCTTATTGTTCAAACTGGTATGGGTGGTATGCGCCTTGTTAACGAAGCTATTAAGCGTGAAGCATCTAGCTCTGGTTTAGTAATCCAAGCTGCTCAAAACAGTGGTATTGGAGCTATCTCTGGTCAGGGTATGGATTTAGGATTTGGATTTGCTTACACTAGCTACGTTATTCCTTTCTTAGCTAATGTTAAGTTTGTTCTTAACCCTGCTTTTGACAATATCCATACAAATGATATTGAAAACCCAATTATCGATGGTAACCCATTATCTTCTTATAGCTTTATTATCTTTGATATTACTGATACAGGAAATGATAATATCTTCTTATTGAAATTATCTTGGGATAATCAATTGAAGTGGTGGTATCAAAACGGTACTATGGACTACATGGGAAGAACTCAAGGGTTCCAATCTAATGGACAGTTCAATGGATACCGTGTTTATATGACACAAACAATGCCAGCTATTTGGGTTAAAGATCCAACTAAGGTATTGAAGATAGTTATGAGAAACCCAATCACGGGAGGATCATTCTAATATTAGCGCCAGCGGAAGGTTATTCATGTTTCCTTCCGCATATTGGTGCCTTGCTTGGATAGTGTTTTGAAATAAGAGACACGACTGGTTCGATCCTGGTCCAAGTGCAAAAGATAACCTTAAACCAACATAAAATGAAAGTAACAATTACAGAACTTCCTACGATTTCAGATCAAGGAAAAATTTCGATTAAACCGTTCTTTGACCCCGATGTAGATAACCTAGGTCTTCAGAATTATGGGATCTCTTTATTTGATGGAGTATTCCATGAAGAAGAATTAGCTTGTATAGAGCTTAATGGAATCAAGAGATATGTAACAGGTCTTAATCCTTATGCTCCAGAAGTTAAATTAATTCCAGATAAAGAAAGAAGAGAAGCTGTAATTTTAGATATTAATAAAGTTGTAGCAAAGTTAGAAGCTGAATTAGCTACTAATATTATAGATCCAACTGATCTTGATTTTTGGAATAAAGTAAAATTACTAAGACCTGATAATGATGATTTTTGGTCTACGATTAAAGTTCGTTGTGGTAATAAACCTGTTCCTTTAGATCCAGAAAACAATCCTCATGATCTTATTAGATTTTACGCTATCAATGCTGGTGGTTTTTCTATAGTAGCAAAAAGTTATGATGATGCTAAAGCTAAACCTGTTGCTCCAAAATTTTTTTTAGATAAAGCTATTAATACAATTGCTACTAAAACAGAACTTAAAAAGTTGCGTAATAAGGCTCTTGCTGAACTTGAACATATGTATAAGAAACAAGTTTCTAAGCTTATGTATGTAGCTAAAGTTGTAGATGGCAATAGTTCTCAATATAAAAGATCAACTCCAATCGATGTTATCTATGATAATCTAGATACTTTTATTAATGGAGAAGGTGTAGAAAGAAGTGAGCGTAGAGCAGCTGAGTATTTTTTAGATACAGCTAGTCAGGATGTAGAAACTTTAAAACTTAGAGCTTTGATTAAAGATTGTAATTTTTATAAGTTAGTAGCACCTAAATCAGATGGTATGATTTATCATATGTCTACACAAACTATTATGGGAAGAAACACTGCAGAGTGTTTAGAGTTTTTAAAAAATCCTTTAAATGATAAAATTTTAGAGGACTTATTACAAAAGGTTGAAATACATTGGAAAAAATAAAATATATGGCACGTTATAATAAATATAAATTAGGAGGTCCCGGAGCTATTAGAAGAGCTAAAGCTAAAACAGAAAAAGCAATAGCTTTAGGATATAAAAATGCTGCAGATATGAAAAAATCTAAGGCTGAAAATATAGCTATAGCTACTGGAACAGGTAGATCAAAACTTAGATCTACTTCAACATCTAGTAATAATAGTGCTACTAATATTAATACTACTTCAGGTTCTTCTTCAGGAGCAACTGGAGGAGCTGGTGGTGCAGGGGGAACTGGTGGCACATCTAGTGCTAATCGTACTATTAATGAAGGTAATACTAGTAATTATGGAAATAATTCTACAGTTACAGGTGGAACTGGAAATATGAGTGCTATAGAAAATCGAAAACTTGGTGGACAAAAACTTAAAAATCAAATAAATATGAAAACTGTGAAAAAAATGCAAAAAGGTGGATCAACTACAAAACAATCTATTAAAAAAACAACTAATTCTAATAATAGAAGTAATGTAGTAGATCGTAGTAGTAATAGAAATACTAACTCTACTAATGTTAGAAATACTAATTCTAATACTAATAATAGTAGAAATACTATGTATAATACTTCTAATACGGGAGGCAATGCTACTACTGTTGGTGGAAAAGGAAATAAAGTAGTTACTGGTACTGTAAAAAAAGGTAACAAAGGAAGTGATTATGGGTATAAAAAAGGTGGATCTGTAAAAAAGATGAAAAAAGGTGGATGTTAAATCTAAAAAATTAGTAATTATGAAAACAATTAAATCTTTAAACAAGTATCCTGAAGTAGTTACAAAACCAACTCAGTATAAAGGAGGAATGAATATAGCAGCATGCTGTGAAGTAGTTACTAATCCAACACGTTATAAAGGTGGCTTAAATACAGCTGCTTGTGATGTGCCTAAAAAGAAGTAATTATGCCAAGAGATAAATATGCAAAAGATCGTAAAAAAATAGAAACATCAATTGCAATAAATAATTTTGGAAGTCATATGGGATATTTAGGAGCCTCTAAAAAAATTGAGGCTTCTAAAAAAAGTCGTATGAATGAGGATACTCGTAGTGCTGATATTATAAAATATTATCGAGGAGGTGAATCTGATACTACTAAAATTGAACCAAAGCAAACTGTTACTTCTACTAATCCTTTTCTTAAAAAATCAAAAGAAAAATTACTTGAAGATTATAAAAAAGCTATAAAAGATCTAGCAAAAAAGAAAAATGCCAAAGACTAAAAGCAAAGTAAATCAAGCAGGAGTATATACTAAACCAGGTATGAGAAAGTCTTTATTTAATAAGATTAAAGCTGGTACTAAAGGTGGTGATCCTGGAGAATGGAGTGCAAGAAAAGCACAATTACTTGCTAAAGAGTATAAGTCAAAAAGTGGTGGATATAAAACTAAAAAGTAATGCCCAAAGATCCTCAGCAAAGTTTAAAAGATTGGTCAGCTCAAAAGTGGATGACCTCTGATACTTATGCTAATAAAAAAAAAGGTTCTTCTAAAGAGGTAAAGTCTAAGGGTAAAAAAAGATATTTACCAGAATCTGCTTGGGGATCTTTATCATCTGGGGAAAAGGCTGCTACTAATAAAGCTAAAGCTGAAGGTAATAAAAAAGGTAAACAATTTGTATCTCAACCAAAAAATATAAAACAAAAAACTAAAGCGCATCGATAATTTTACTATATTATACTAAATACAAAACTAATTAAAACTAATTTTTATGGGATATCCAGAATACAAAATAAACAAAACTCACAACTGGCAATTAGCTGGTAATAAAATTGAGAAAACTGCTTTTTATAATCATGATCTAGCAGTTAGTACAGTTATAGAAGTAAATACCCTTAAAGGTATTATTGAACTAGATAATATAGAAACTCTTACTGTTCCACTTCCAGAGTTTGATGGAGCTGTGCAAATCTATATTAATAATCCTAGTCTTAATTTGACTGAGGGTAATAAAGATAACATCTATGTACAACTTACACCATATTACAAACCAGCAGCTCTTGATAAAGCTATTCCTTATCTTCTTGCTAATGGTGTATTAATACCAAATGGTTTAGGTGTTGAAATATATAATGCAAGTCCTGCTGCAGCTTCTCCTAATCAATGGGAAGGTGCTTTATATATTTATTATGAAATCTATACCATTTAAAAAATTAATTTATGACTAAGAAAAAACCAACATCAAAATCAAAATCATCTACTGTAGTTTCTATTGGAATGGGTAGTAAATCAGATATGAGAAAATGGGAAGTAGAATGTGCTATGAATACATTACAAAAAGCTAAAGAAATTCAAAGTGATAAAAAGCTAATGAGTGATGTAAAAAATATGGCTTCTAAAAAAGCTAAAGAGTATAGTAATATTGCATCAGGTAAAATTAAATAGTTATGGCAAAGAAAAAAATTGTTGAGTATAAAGGAACAAAAGCAGAAGAAAGATATTCTACAAAAACTGCTATGAAAAAACACGAGAAAACTGAGAGTAAAAAAGAAGAAACTCGTGAAAAAAAGTTAATGAGAAAAAAGAAAAAATAATATGGCAATGTCTATGAAAACTAAAGGTAAAAAAGTTAAAAAGATGGCTATGGGTGGATCAAATTTAAAACCTGTAAACTCTTCTAAAAATCCAGGACTATCTAAACTTCCTACAGAAGTTAGAAATAATATGGGTTATCAGAAAAAAGGCGGTATTATAAAAGCTAAGAAAAAGTAATATGGCAAAGACAGCTGCTTGGACTCGCAAAGAAGGTAAAAATCCTAAAGGGGGACTTAATGCTAAAGGTGTTGCTTCATATAGAGCAGCTAATCCTGGTAGTAAACTTAAGATGGCTGTTACTACTAAGCCTTCTAAACTTGATCCCGATAGTAAAGATGCTAAGCGTAGAAAAAGCTTTTGTGCTAGGATGTCTGGTGTTAAAGGGCCTATGAAAGATGAAAAAGGAAGACCAACAAGAAAAGCTCTTTCTTTAAGAAAGTGGAACTGTTAAACCAACTAAAATAAATATTATGAAAAAAATGATGAAGAGTAAAAGTAAAAAACTTGCTAAAGCTAATTATGGTATGGCAGTTACTGATGATAAATATGCTAAATTAAAAACAAAATACCCTAATAAAGAAAAAGAGTTTATTGCAATAGAAAATAAAGAAAAAAAAAGGGATCAAGCTTTTGCTGATGCTGCTATAGCAAGAGCAAATATGGCTAAGAAAAAAGCTACTCCTGTTGTTACACAAAAAACTGGTGGAAATATGTATAAAAAAGGTGGACCAGTTAAAAAGAAAAAGAAATAATGGCAAAGAATTGGATTCAAGGAGCTATTAAAAATCCTGGCGCTTTTAAAGCTAAGGCTAAAAAAGCGGGTATGTCAACCGCAGCTTTTGCTAATAAAGTTACAAAAAAAGGATCTAAGGCTAGTACCAAAACAAAGCGTCAAGCTAATTTAGCAAAGACTCTTGGAAAAATGAATAAAGGATAACTATGAATAACGCTACTATACAG